GATACCAGTGTCAATTATATAGAATGTAGTGTAGAGTTTAAATATCTAAGGTATGATATTACTAAATTATAGGATTTGTTATGAAAATTGATGACATTTATGCAGAATGGGAAAAGGATTCCCAGATTAATCGCTCTGAGCTCGGCGACGAAGCGCTCAATATTCCAAAGCTCCATCACAAGTATTTCAAGATCTTTACGCATGAGCGTCTGCTGCTTCGTAAACAAGAGGCAGAACTCAAGCAATTGAAGCTCGAGAAGTTGGAGTTCTATACTCTCGGACCGACAGAAGAGTCACACGAAAAAGGTTGGCGCTTGCCACCGCAGGGCAAAATACTGAAATCTGAAGTGAATAACTATATAGAAGCAGACAAGGATATGGTGAATCTATCGCTCAAACTGGGTATTCAGCATGAGAAGATCGATCTCCTTGAATCCATCATCAAGTCTCTCACTGCCCGTGGTTTTAATATCAAGGCTGCGATCGAGTGGGAGCGATTTAAAGTAGGTATTTAATGAGCTCAGTGCATCTTAAATTTATCAATAATGTCCACGTTAAAGTGGAGGCAGAACCATCGACTATCATGGAATTGGCAGACGAGTTCACGTTCTATGCAGAGAATTATAAGTTCCATCCAAAGTATCGAGCGAGAATGTGGGACGGTAAGATTCGTCTGATTAACAATCTGACTGGATATGTATACTCTGGTTTAGCAAGACATATCAAGAAATTTTGCGATGCCCGAAACTATACGTTCTCGTTTGACGAAGAATTATATTATGATGGCGTATCTGAGCACGAACTAAGAGAGTTCATAAATACTCTTGGAATTCCTGAAAAATATGCCACCAGAGACTATCAATTTGATTCGATCTTGAAGTGCATCAGATCAAATCGAAGAACGTTAGTCTCGCCGACTTCTTCTGGTAAATCTTTGATGATCTACATTCTGATGAGATGGTATCAGAAGCATAAGGCTTTGATCATCGTTCCTACCATCGGACTGGTGAATCAGATGGAGAGTGACTTTCGAGATTACGGATATACTGGTAACATACACCTCTCGACTCAAGGTTTGAGTAAGTCGAATAATATCGAATGTGATATGGTCATTACCACGTGGCAGTCACTCAATAATGGTAAGAATAAGATGCCAAAACCATGGTATCAACAATTTGGAGTCGTATTCGGAGATGAAGCACATGGCGCAAAAGCTACCTCGCTTATACAAATTCTTAGTAGCCTTACTGATTGTAAATTTCGCTTTGGGACTACTGGAACCCTTGATGGCACAGCCCTTAACGAGACAACAATCGAAGGTCTCTTCGGTCCAAAATACAAAGCCGTCAGCACAAAAGAGCTCATGGATCAAGGATACGTATCCAAACTCAAAATCAAGTGCATCGTCCTTAAGTATAATGAATCAACTAGCCATGCAGTCAAGGGAAAGACATACCAAGAAGAGATCGATTTCCTCATCAATTGCGATGCTCGGAATAAGTTCATCCGCAACCTCGGACTCTCCTTAAAAGGTAACAAACTTGTTTTCTTTCGAATTGTGGATCATGGCAAAATACTTCGTGATCTGATAACTAAAAGCACAGATCATAATGTGTTTTATATCGATGGCTCTGTTAGCGGTGATGATCGAGAATCGATACGTAAGGCGATTGAAGAAGAAGAAAACGCAATCCTCCTCGCGTCGCTAGGAACGACATCGACTGGAGTAAGTATTAATCGACTGCATCATATGATCGCCGCTTCTCCATCGAAGTCGAAGATCAAGGTTCTTCAGTCAATTGGTCGTATGCTTCGTCAGCATGAATCGAAAGAGCATGCGGTCTTGTATGACATCGTCGACGATCTCTCCTATAAATCCCATCAAAACTTTACTCTCAGACACTTCCTCGAAAGAACGAAGATCTATGACGCCGAACAGTTTGACTATGAAATCTATAACGTGAAGGTTTAATTATGTTGAAAGTAATACATCTCATCAGCTGCGATACTCTTATCGGAGAGGTTGAAGAAAACGAAGACGAATATATTATTACACATCCATTTTTGATGGAAATTGTCGACGACTCAGATCAAGGTTCTGGTGTTCGTATGGATTATTTGTTAGCATTTTCGAAAGATAACTGTGTACATATAAAGAAAAGTGTTGTATTGTATAACTATAATCCTTCAGATAGGATGGAAGAGTATTATGGTCGACTCGTCGAATTCACGGCTAAACGTGACAATGATGTCATTCTAAAGCAAACCCTCGAGAGTATGGATGAGATGGATAGTAGATTGAAATCTCTTCTAACACGAAGACTCGTAGGGAAAAGTACAGTAAATTGAGAAAGTCTAAATGATGATTAAAAAGAAACCGACTACCCACTATATCGACAACAAGTTGTTTTATACCGAGATGGTCAAGTTTTGGAACTCGTGTCAGGAAGCCAAGAAGAATGGTGAACCTCGGCCTCCAATTCCAGAATATGTGGGTAAGTGCATTATGTTGATTGCACAACGGTTATCAACTCGACCTAACTTTATCGGATACTCGTATCGAGAAGAAATGGTCGGTGATGGCATTGAAAACTGTCTGACATACATTCATAATTTCAATCCAGAAAAATCTACCAATCCGTTTGCGTACTTTACACAGATCATTTACTATGCATTCTTACGTCGAATTCAGAAAGAAAAGAAGCACACATATATCAAGCATAAAGCTTTTGAGAATAGCATGATCATGAACACTCTCGTAGATATGGCTCCTGAAGATCGAGCACATTACAGCGCAGCCTTTATCAATGTATCAGAAAAGCTTGGCGAATTAGTAGAGAAGTTTGAAGCAAAGAAACCACCAAAGCCAATCGAAAAGAAGGGCGTAGAGAAATTTATCGAGGACGAAGAAGATGAAGGATAATATTCCAACACTCATTGAGCAAATCAGAGAAAACATGTTGAATGAAAAAACACCTGAACACATTCGATATAACTACATGATTTCAATGGAAGCCATTCGTGACTATGCAGACAAAGCATTACGTGAATATCAAAGTAACAAGAAGAAGATCTTTAAATGAAAATTGCTTTAATTACTGACACCCATTGGGGTGCTCGTGGAGATTCTGCGGCTTTCGCAGAGTATTTTAATAGGTTTTATTATGACTACTTTTTCCCGTATCTTGCTGAACATGGTATTAATCGTATATTTCATCTTGGGGATATTGTTGATAGGCGTAAGTATATCAATTTTGTCACCGCCAGACATCTACGAAGATTCGTCGAGCACTGTGACAGTTCCGGAATACGTCTAGACGTCATCATCGGTAACCATGATACTTCGTTCAAGAACACGAACGAGGTCAACTCTATGAGGGAGCTCTTCGAGCATTCAACTTATGATATCCACTATTATTCTGATCCTACTGCTGTTGACATTGATGGCACCGAAATCGCCGTCCTCCCATGGATCTGCTCAGGCAACTATGAAGAGTCAATGCAATTCATCAACAACACTCAGTCGCAGATCCTTTTTGGGCATCTCGAACTCGCAGGGTTCGAAATGTATAAAGGAGCAGTAAATGATCATGGATTTAGCGCTAGCCTTTTTGATAAGTTTGATGTCGTGTGCAGTGGCCATTTCCATCATAAATCCACACGCGGTAATATCAATTATCTCGGCGCACCCTACGAAATGTCTTGGTCTGATTACGATGATCCAAGGGGCTTTCATATATTTGACACGGACACTCGTGAGCTGACATTCGTACAGAACCCGTACAAGATGTTTCAGAAGTGGTTTTATGATGATGCCAAATGGCCTAACTTCGAATGGATCAATGGCTTCGACTTCGATGCTGTTAAGGGTAACTACGTCAAGGTCATTGTGAAGAACAAGAACAACCCGTTTTGGTTCGATACATATATCGATAGGTTAGAAAAGGCTGGTGCTCTTGATATTCAGGTGGTCGAAGACAATCTCAATCTTCAGCTGGAAGATGACAGCGACATTGTCAATGAAGCGGAAGACACGCTCACAATCCTTACCAAAGTAGTCGACCAATGGGATACTCCAGTGGATAAAAAAAGATTGTACAATTTCTTAACAACGTTGTATGGTGAAGCTTTAAGTGTGGAGTAATCATGATTTATTTTAGTAAACTCCGTTGGCAGAATCTTCTGTCTACTGGAAACCAAATGACTGAGGTCCAATTGGATCGCAGCAAGTCGACACTCATTCTCGGTGAAAATGGCGCAGGCAAGTCGACGATCTTGGATGCGCTGTCTTATGTCTTGTATGGTAAAGCTTTCCGTAACATTAACAAGCCGCAACTTGTCAATTCGATGACAAATAAGAACCTTTTAGTCGAATGTGAGTTCTTGGTAGGAAAAAACGCGTTTCTTGTAAAAAGAGGTATGCGACCTAACCTGTTCGAGATCTATCAAAATGGTGTACTATTAAATCAAAACAGTTCAAATAAAGATTATCAAGATCACTTTGAGAAGCAGATATTGAAATTAAGTTTCAAATCTTTCAGCCAGATCGTAGTATTAGGCTCTGCAAACTATTTGCCCTTTATGCAGCTCCCAGCTCATGGGCGAAGAGAAGTCATCGAAGATCTTCTGGACATTCAGATCTTTAGTACGATGAACACTCTTCTGAAAGAAAAGATCATCGAGAATCGTAATGAACTCCATGAGTCTGATCATAAGATCAATCTCGTCGAGAACAAGATCGAGCTGGCAGAGAAGCACATCGTATCTCTTCGTACCAATAATGACGAGCTAATCAAAGCCAAGCAAGGTATGATCGATGAACTCGAAGATCGTGTAGCAGAAACTGAAGCTGCTATTCAAGTCGTAGCTGATAATATCTTGTCTTTGAGTGCACAGATCGAGGATCATGATAAGATATCCAAGCGCAAGCTAAAGCTACGTCAGATGGAGACAGATCTCGAGACCAAGATTCGTAAGTTTAAGAAAGAGATCTCGTTCTTCCACGACCATGACAACTGCCCGACATGCCGTCAAGGTATCGACCATGGTTTCAAAGAAGAATGGATTAGCAATCGTACGAACAAGACGAGTGAGATCGAAGATGCAATGGCCGAGATCGAGAAGCAGATGGAAAACATCGAGACTCGATTGAGCGAGATCGCTGTTATCAATACACAGATCACTTCTTACAATACACAGATCACTGGTCATAACGCAGACATTCGTTCTTGGCAGAACTCGATTAAGACTCTTAACGCAGAGATCGATTCGATTCGTAACAATACACTTGCGATTGATACGAGCACTGATGATGTCGATGTTTTCAAGAACGATCTCAAGAATATCAAAGTCCGTAAGGAAGAATTGACACACCATCGTCAGGTTCTTGAAGTTGCTGGTGTTCTACTCAAGGATACAGGTATCAAGACGAAGATCATCAAGCAATATGTTCCTGTCATGAATAAGTTGATCAATAAGTATCTCGCAGCCATGGACTTCTTTGTCCAGTTCGAATTGGACGAAAACTTTAATGAAACTATTAAGTCGCGTCACAGAGACGATTTCAGCTATGCCTCTTTCTCCGAAGGAGAAAAGATGCGCATTGATCTTAGCCTTATGTTTACCTGGCGGGCTATTGCTAAGCTCCGCAATTCTGCTTCGACCAACCTTCTCCTCATGGATGAAGTCTTCGACTCGTCGCTCGACGTCGGAGGAACAGAAGAATTCATGAAGATCCTCGATGGCCTTACACAAGATACGAACACGTTTGTGATTAGCCACAAGGGTGATCAGCTCTATGACAAGTTCCACAGTGTAATCAAGTTCGAGAAGCACAAAAACTTTAGTAGGATTGCAGCATGAACCAGTGGGTTGAAGAGAAAGACGGTAAACAATACTGGTATCAGCAGTACTCAAAAGCTGAGATGGAACTACTGAAAAAATATCATGTGGCCATCAGTAGAATGACAAAACTCAATTTTGATAGGATTATAAAATGATCAAAGAAATCTTATTACACACGGATCCTATTCTGAAGGAAGAGATGCCAAAGTTTGACTTCGATAATCCGATCGTCAATCCTGTAGAACTCTACAACGATCTTGCCGAGACGATGATCGATGCTGAAGGCATGGGACTCTCGGCCAATCAGATTGGTGTACGTACTCGTATGTTCGTGATGAGAGCAGAGAACGTGATCGGCGTGATCAATCCGAAGATCATCGACGTATCATCAGAGATGGTGACACTCGAAGAAGGATGCTTGTCGTATCCTAACCTCTTCGTCAAGATCAAGCGACCGAAGTTTATCAAGGTTCGCTTCACACATCCTGATGGCACGACTGAAACGAAGAAGTTTGATGGTATCACTGCTCGTGTATTCCAACATGAGCTCGACCACTTGAATGGAATCCAGCATACCAAGCGAGCGAATACATATCATATGGAACAAGCTAAAAAGCTGGCAGCAAAAATAAACAGAAAAAACGGTGTACTTAAACCGAAAAATGAGTTATCTTTAGAAGTACAACAAATGATGGATTGGTTAAAAGCATGAGTGAAGATTGGGTAAGAGACATTAATGGTATGCATCGTTATTACGGTGTCAATGAGAAGGTTCAGGACTTTGATGCCGATAAGCTGAAGCAGTTCCTTCGGTTTCGCATGTCGTTCCTTGATGAAGAACTGACTGAAACAAAGAATGCAGTTCGCGATAACGATGCCGAGGAAATCGTTGATGGTCTGATCGACTTGTGTGTCGTGGCTATTGGCACGCTCGATTCGATGGGTATCGATTCGTATGAAGCATGGAATAAGGTACTTCGTGCTAACCTTTCAAAGGAGGTTGGTATCAAGCCAGAGCGGCCGAATCCTCTCGGTCTTCCAGATCTGATCAAGCCCGCTGGTTGGAAAGCTCCGAGCCATGCTAACAACCATGGACTGCTCACAAAACTCAAAAAATAGTTTTGTTTCGAAAATAAACATGTACAATTAATCCAATTCTTGGTATAGTGGAACTATAATCAAGAAGGAAATGATAATGACTAATTTCGTGAAAAGCAATTTTGAATACCGTAACGGATACCTCCATTACAATACCGCTGATGGCGAACGTAAGTTTGTCGCCCGCTTCAAACGTGGTCCAATTACCAAAGCCAAGTTTCAAGCCGCGTTGATCAAGTATTATGATGTAGAAACCTACTTCGCCCGTCTCGGCGGAGCCTTCAACCCATACGGCCAAACTCCTTTTGGAATGATGATGTATGACGGCATTCTTTGCCGCCATTACAAAACTCACGAATTGATCCTTGACGGAAAGGCACTCTAATGGATAAGTATGACATCCTTCGCTCTCTTCCGAGTCTACCTCTTTTCAAAGCACGTGACTTTGCTATAGCAATTCTTCGTGAGATTCCCGTACCTCCGATGACTAATAGCAGCGAATCAGCTATACAGAAGCGAGCTAGAGTCAATAAACTCGTTCGTGATATTGAAAATGAAAACTCCTCGGTTTCTATTGGTAAAACTATGTGGAATCTTGATCAAGCCAAAGCAGGTTTGAATGTAGCAAACTCTGCGTGGGACAAACATTACAAAAGTATTTAAATTAAATGTGTACATATTATGAAAACTGTGGTAGATTAAAATTATGACTGAACTATTAGAAAAACTCAAAACCGTCTTTTCCGTAACCGAGCCTGGCTTGGTGATCGATAAAGATTTCCTGCAACTTCGTGAAGATATGAAGGCTCGCCTTAATCAAGGATCTCGAACCGACTTCAAGTTCACCAAAGACGTCGACTGTCTGGTCCTCGAAGAGTGGCTCATCAAGAAGAACATCGTTCTTGGCCCTCTGCCTGAGCATCTAACAAAGAATGGTGCATGCGTTTATGACGTTCGCATCGACGATGCTTACATCGATTTCAAATGCATCGATGAGAACCTGTACTATAACGTTTCTGAGCAAAAGTTGAAGACACACCCATGGGTGCAAGAAGGCATCAATGCCGGACTCTTGACTCATTATTGTTTTTATCGGATGCATCGGCCCGAAGATCGACCACTCCAAGAAAATGATGTGGTGACATTCGAATTAATCAATGTACTTAATTCGCAATATGTAGTAGATTCATTAATGCCTTCCAAATTCGATGGCAAATTTTATAAGGTGCCTAAATATGTCTAAAGAACGTGAATCAATTAAAGTC